GTATGATAGTCAAAGGTGATTGTTTAGATGTAATGAGTACCATGGATGACGCGTCCGTGGATTGTGTCATAACCGACCCTCCCTACAATATCGGGAAAGACTACGGAAATGACTCCGATTTGCAGGATTCGTCGGATTATGAGGAATGGCTCTCCAAAGTGGGGTCGGAAATCATGCGTTTAACCACCCCGGAAGCATGGATAGCCGTTTTTAACGGTGCAGACCGCATAAAGACCACTATTGACGCTTTCGGAGCCGAAAACCACGTTTGGACGGCTTGCTGGTATGCCCCGAATAAGCGCCATAGAAGCGTTTATGGGTTCAGCCTGTGGCAACCTATCGTACTGTTCCGTAAAAGTGGCAGAGAATGGCTAAAACTGCGTGATTTTTACTCGTATACGACAGGGTCGGAGCACTATGACCACCCCACACCCAAGCCTTACGGTCTTATTAGGCATTTGGTGTCCGATTTCTCCAGTGAGGGGGACCTAGTTTTGGACCCATTTCTCGGTTCTGGTACCACAGCGGTCGCTGCATCGGAGCTTGACCGCCGTTTTGTCGGTATTGAGCTTAATGCGGACTATGTAGCGGTAGCAGAGAAGAGGATGGCAGAGGAAACTAACCAGATGCGGTTGTTTCAAAAAGACAGAAATGAAGTTTTAACTTGACTTTTAGGGAAAAAAGTTGTATATTAGGGCATGGCTAGTAATAAAAATAAGAATTCAGCCAAAAAACATTGTGCAAACTATGGAAAAGGCACAATATCAGGAATTTGTGCTGGTGTAATGATAAACAGGGATGGTCGAATGTGGTTAAATGAGGATTATGTGGATAAACAGTGCTTTGCCGACAAGGAATGCAACTATTTTAACAATATCGTTATTCCGGGAATACCCGCACATGGATAAAAAGAAGCAAAGATACATCAATATCAAGGGTCAATGGTACACTATCGGTCAATTTGCCCGCCTTGAGCGCAAATCTCTAGATATTGTTAAGGAATTTAGAAAACATATCAATAGCTCGCCTTCCGGGAGTAAGGGTCGTTCCGTGCCTCCTATGGGAGATGGGTACTTATCGTGAGGTTTGCATTCATGGATGATAGGAATATTGGCAATAACAAGGTAGTATTGGACCTTATTGACCATAGGCTTGAGGAAGGCAACAAAAAGTTTGGACGAGAGATACCGGTAGATGGTACTTATGACCTCGTAGACGCCCTAGAGGAAGCTTTAGATTTAGCTATATACCTCTCTTCTAAGATAATTGAGCTTAGAAATAGGAGATGGGGGGTCAAAAGAGATAGTCCTACTATCAATAACAGACCAAAGGCAATGGTAGAAGCTATAGAGAAAGAGACAATGGCCCGAATGGGTCAGGCTGGATGCAGGGGAGGTGATTGTGACTGACAAGGAACGCGCCACATTTAGTCTTAATGACGTGGATATAGACCCGGTTATAGTGGAACCCGGCTCTTTTTTCTATCTTTGGTGTTGTGATTGCCGATTAAGGCATATTGTGTTCGTAGATAAAGAGAAGAGTGGCTCAGTAAAGATTGGTCTTTCTCGCGACCACGTGGCTACAAAGAACGCAAGAAAGCTTGAAAACATAGTTGTCTATCAAAGGAATGCCAGAAAAGATAAAAAAGCAAAGTAGACGAGCGGTAATCGTTCCAGACATTCATTTTCCAGAGCAAGACCAAGCTGCGGTCAATTGTGTGCTTAAGGCCATGAAGATGGTCAAACCGAATATTTTTGTATGTTTGGGGGATATCGGGGAGTTTCATAGTGCCAGTGGGTGGAGATACAAGCGACAGAAGCGTCCACCCTTGGAATTCATACTTCCAGAGATAGATGGGGACATTCAAGCGACCAATGATGGCTTGGACCAGTTTGATAAAGTTTTAGATGCGATTAAGTGCAAAGAGCGATATATGCTCGAAGGTAACCACGATGCTTGGTTAAACTCTTTCGTAGAGGAGCATCCGTACTTAAAAGAGTATAAGTTCGCCAATGCAATGCGACTGAGCGACAGGGGGTATAAATACTACCCTTATGGTAAGTATTTGAAGATAGGGAAGCTTTATATGTACCATGGTGGTCATTTTAGTTCTGTGTATCATACTAGGGCACATGCTCTCAATCTTGGGAAATCGGTCGTATATGGACACTTGCATGACATTCAACGCCATAGCGTTACACACGTTGATGGTGCACATGCAGGTTTTAGTTTAGGATGTTTAAAGGATATGTCAGATGAAGCAAACTCGTGGCTTAAGAACAGAAAGACGAATTGGGGACATGCTTTCGGCATTGTGGATTGGTTTAGCAATGGCGACTTTAGACTCGATGTTGTGGATATTACGAAAGGTAAGACGTTTCTTTGGGGAAAGATGATTGATGGAAACACTTAATCTAGGAAGTACTATAGCCTTAATGAAGGTTTATAGGTGGCAGTATGAAGATACTGATGACGAAATTGTGAAAGAAGAGTTGATTGAGAAGATTCTGGACCTTGTTGACGAGATAGAGGTTCCCCAGCTTATTAATAATTGGGAAGGGGAAGTTTTACTCTGAGGCGTATTGCTTCACAGGTAGGGATGTGGTTAGTGGCATATAAATAACTCGGTAGGGAAGTGAAGCGATACGTTGAGGTTCAGAAGCATAAAAGATAAAAAGCATGTTATATACGACAATGAAGAAGAATTTAAAGCATGTGAAGAGGTTAAAAAGACACCAAAGCATTGGAGGGATGCAAAGGAGGGGGATTGGTGTTTATCGGATGATGGGCAGGTATTACAAATACTTAAGAAGGGAACATTCGTTACTGCCCATGGAAAGGATACTCAGTATGTCAGAACGCTTCTTGGGACATATTCGTTACTATCTAAGAAAGAAATGGAGGGAGACATACCAAAGAACCTCTATTCCTTCTCTCGCAATAAGGACCATCGACAGGTTCGTGCTACTAACAGGCGTGCCAATTCTAATGAGATATTGTTTGCAGAGTATGTTGTGCAGGGTATTGACCCATCAGAAGCTTATCTTAAGGCATACCCCACACAGAATCGAGCTTATGCACGTCAGGAAGCAAGGCTCCTACTCAGGCAAGAGAGGGTAATCAAGTTGATTAGAAAAGAAGTAAAGGATGCACTCACAAAGGTTGGTATCACTCAGGAAGACATATTAAAGGAATTATGGGATATTATATCGGAAGGTGATAATAATTCTAGTTCAAGAGTACGTTGTTTGGAGCTTTTAGCTAAGATATCAGATATGATGCCTAATACAGAAAAGAAATCAGAAACATTGACAGTGTTCCAAGGATTTACTCCGGAGCAACTTTCATCAATCAAGGGGGGCGAAACCAAGGTTTTGGCTGAAGCTAATGCAGAAATCAATGAGGACTGAGTCAGCACTTCTATTTGGGGACGTTCATATCAATTGTCCGTCTTGTGATAATGAGGTTCATTTAAATATGGATACCTCTCTATTTGATGAGCAGAATAGATTCAATGGGTGGCAATGCCCATTTTGTGAAAGTTTGTTTAATAAGCACGATGAAATCATTTATTTGGGAAGTACGAACGAGGAAATAGGTTTTGCATAATTGGCTTGATGATTATTTAGATATTGATGTAGTGAATTGGGAGCAACATGATGCCGTACAAAAGAATAGGAAAGACAGTTTACGTGAAGAGGAACGGCAAGTGGGAGAAGAAATCAACGGCAAAGACCATAGCCAAGGCAAAAAAGATGATGAGTCTTTTGCGAGCGGTGAAGCACGGTTGGAAGCCAAAAGGTAAGAATAAGCGTGTCAAGCGTTCTAAAAAAACGTCGTAAGAAGATTAGAAGACACAGATGGAAGAAAAAACAAAAACAAAATCGACACAAAAAGAAAAGGCATTAAGGGATACATCGAATACTAGCCTCGATTCAAAGGAAGCACTGCTAAAGCAGGCTAGTGCTGACCTTATATTTTTTGGTAGAGCATTTCTTCCTAGGGACTTTCTACTTAAGAGTGAATCTCCTAGATTTCATTATGAGATAGGAAAGAAGCTTATATCTACTAAACCCGGCGGAAGGATATGTAATATTGTTCCTAGGGGATTTGGTAAGTCGGTTCTTGCAAAGGCGGCTATATTACACAAGATATGCTTTGGTACTAAGGGAGACCCACAATTCATAGCGTGGGTAGCCGAGGAGCAGGGTCAGGCTATTGACCATTTAAAATATATTAAATCCCACTTGGAGACAAATAAATATCTTAAATACTATTTTGGCGACCTTGCTGGAGATTTGGTAGGTAACCGATGGACTGAGAAAGATATCGTTACCGCCAAGGGGGACCGTATTATTGCAAAAGGTACTACACAACGCTTACGTGGTCGTGCCGAGATTGATAGGCGGTATACTGGTATTGTTCTTGATGACTTTGAATCTGAATTAAATACAAAGACACCAGATAGGCGTGCGGAAATCAAGAAGTGGATTGTGTCTACAGTATTTCCTTCCTTGGAAGAGACTCCGGGCAATGAGGGATGGATTTGGTTGCTTGGCACTATTGTACACTATGATTCATTCTTGCAGATGGTTTATGATGGATACTCTTCCGCTCAAAAGGATAATCGCTCATATCCATGGGATGTAATGTTTCATCAGGCTATTGAAGGTGGAAGGTCTATTTGGAGGCAGCAATTCTCAAGGGAGAAGCTTGAGTCCAAGAAAAAAGAGTTTTCAGAAGCTGGTCTTATTAACAAGTTTGCTCAGGAGTATATGAATGATGCTCGCGATACATCCAATGCAGCATTTAAAATTGATAGGGTACAGTATTATTCTGGGCATTTTCAATCAAAGAACAATTTTGCGTATTTAATAACCAATGATACTGCAATACCAATATATGTTTATATGGGAGTGGATGTAGCACATACAGCTACTTCAACCTCTGACTATCAGGTAATACTTGTTCTTGGTATTGATTCTAATAAGAATAGATATATACTTGAGTATTTTCGTGAGAGGATACCGACGTTCGACATGCCTGAGAGGATTATAGACATGTCAAAGAAATATCAACCATTAAGACGCGTTACTATTGAGACTGTGGCTGCTCAGGAGATGGTCAGGGATATGACAGATAGGTTATCCATAAAAGAGAGAAGATTGACTCCGGGTCTGTTTAAGGGTGCAAAACCACCTAAGGGTATTAAGAAAGAGGACAGACTGGAAACATCACTGGGTCCGATTATTAATAGCCGAAAGCTTTATATTAAAAGAGAAATGTCAGAGATACTGGATGAAATGTTTGAACATCCAAAAGCCAAGAATGACGATTTACTGGATGCGTTATACTATGCGAACTATTATGCTTGGCAGAAACCACCTGTCAGTGATGCGATGAGCATAGATTCATTTCATAAGATTGGCAGACTTTCTGGAAGAAAAAAGCTAAAAATGGGATATAATTGGCTCACTGGGGCCAGAAATATGTGACTTTCTGAAAAAAAGACTTGACTTTTACAGTTTTTTTTCTTATATTACGTGCTGTAACCTTTTTTACAGTACTAAATGCCCAAAATAGAACTATCACCAGAAGCAGAATATAACCAAGACTTATATAGGCAGTGGCGTGATGCTAGGTCTGATTGGGATACTGAAGCTCGCAAGGATACAGACTTTTATCTTGGAAATCATTTTACCAGTAATGAGTCCAGTGAGTTATCATCCCGTAATCAGGCTGATGTGCCAATGGACAGGATTTCTCCTGCGATTGAAAAGCTTAAAGCCGTATTAACGGCAAGGCCACCCGCTTTTACTGTATTACCAAGAGAAGACTCCGATGTAAAGGTTGCTTCTATTTGGAGAGATATTCTGGGATATGTCTGGGATGTTTCTGAGGGCGATAATCAGATGAAGCAGGCTATTACTGATTATGCAGTAGCCGGTGTTGGTTATTTATATGCATATGTAGACCAAGAAGCAGACTTCGGTAGAGGTGATGTCAAGTTCACTTATGTCAATCCCTTTCGTGTATATGTACCGCCTGACTGCAGGGATAGGTGGTTCTCGGATGCTGAGGGCATCATCCTTTCTACTATAATGACAGGTGAGCAGGTCGTTAACCTCTACCCACAATTAGGAGACCAGTTAGACGCTGAGACAGGAGAGTCAATTCGTGGTCTTATCCATGATATTTCTACGTACAATGAAGAAGATTATCCCGATGCACAGAATACTAATTCTATGGCTGTGTTTACTCCTGCTGAAGTAAAAGATAAACAGTTCTCAAGTACTTATAACAATCAGAAGTATCAGATACTAGAAAGATTTTATCCTACTAAAGTTCCTTTTTATCGTGTGATTGATGCACGTAATGGAAGCGAGAAACTCCTTGATGAGGAAGCGTTCACTACGTTACTTGACGAAAATCCCGGTATGCTTGAGCGAGGATTCTTACAGTTTGAGGAAGTATTACAAACACGTATAGCGGTTACGGCTACTATTGGAGAGCTTGTGCTATATGAGACGATTTACAATATAGATGCATACCCAATAGTTCCTTTGCCAAATATTTGGACGGGTACACCGTATCCTAAGTCTGATATATCACGTGCAAGACCTATGCAACGATTGCTTAATAAATTATGGTCCTTGGCACTTTCGCATGCGCAGGCATCGGCTGGATTAAAGCTTATTGTTCCAGCGGGTTCCGTTGATAGTTTATCGGACCTTGAAAGAGAGTGGTCCAATCCAAATGCTGTTATTGAGGTAGATACTACTCAGGGAGAACCTCACTATCCATCACCTCAGCCACTATCGGCAGAGTTTTACAGGTTAATTCAGCAGGCAGAGCATTATATAGATTTTATATTTGGCATTCCTGAGATGGTACATGGTTTTGCCGAACAGGCTCCAGATACTGTAAGAGGTACTGAGCGTATGGTAGCCATGGGAAGTGATAGGCCAAAGTCAAAACTCAGGGATATTGAATTTAGCATCAATCGGCTTGGAAGAGTATTGTATTGCTTGGCAAAAGGCCATTATACATTTCCTAAGATGTTTACATTAACGCAAGCAAATAATGATATGACCGAAAGAATGGTTAATGTTTATGACGACAAGAGCGAAGCCGTTAACGATATACAACAGGATAGATTGAATATCGGCCAGCATGATGTTAGAATACAATCAGGAAGCACACTTCCAGAAAGTAAATGGGCGACATTTGGCGTGTACCTTGAAGCTTTCCAGCTTGGTATTATTGATAGGGTTGAGGTATTAAAGAAGAATCCTGAGATATTCGATAAAGAAGGAATATTGCAGAGAATGGATGAAATGGAACAAATGAGGCAGTTAGTGAATGATATGGATGCTCAGATTAAGAACTTAGAGGGCGACCTACAGACTGCACAGAGAGAAACAATGCACGCCAAGCAACAGTCAGAAGTATCAAAATTTAAGTCTCATCTCGCAGAGATTGAGGCTAAAGCGGGTGCTGACCGTAAGGTCACGGCATCCAAACTGGACGCTGCCGTTAAGATAAGTAAGGGTGATTTGAACAACTTACTTTCATCAGAAAAAGCGGCGGCACAATCAAAAACATAACGAAACGGTGACGCTTCACTAGGAAGATTCTACATGAGTCCAGTCCTTAAAAAAGAAGACATCGAGGAGGTAGGTTATGGCAACAGAAGATAACGTAGTCGATTCGGTAATAGGTTCACAGGAAGACGAAGCGACCGACTTATTTGCGGAAGAAGCGTTCGATGACGAATACAACGAATTCGAGGGCGAGGAAGAGAGTCTGACTTCAGGCACTGATTGGGAAACGGAGGCGAAGAAGTTTCAATCTATGAAAGACAAGGCGGAAGCTAAGTTGGAAGATTGGCAACAATTCAAACCTCTTGTTAACCTTCTGGAGAGCAGACCAGACTTGGTTCAAATGATACAGGAGAACATTACATCGCAGGTGAGTACTGGGAACGCACGTATTTCTGAGGAAGACTTTAATCCGTGGGATGCGTATTTTAAGCCGGATTCTCCATCTTATCAGTTCCGTGAAATACAGGAACAAGATAAAGTGAACTCGGCTATACAAAAAGAGATGGGAGCATTGCAGGAACAGGTATTTATCAATAATCTTACAAGTGAACTGCAAAACACTTATAAGATGAATGAAAATGAGGCAAGGGAGTTTCTTACGTTTTATGCGCAACCGAAAGAAGACTTGTCTCTTGATGCGCTTGTTGACGTGTTCGTGAAATCAAAAGGAAAAGAAAGGTCGAAGTCTTCTTCTTCACTGGACGCTGTCCGCGCTGCAAAAAATTCTCCCCGCACTCCCGGTGCAGTTCCAAGCAGAGGCCCCACTCCTAAGAGTGAGGACGACAAGGTTTGGGATGGCGTAATGGCGAGTGCAAATGCAGGTAGATTACCTTAAGGAGGTAAACTATGGCTGTTACTTATAATCAGGGCACACTTAAGTCAAGCGATGTAACCGTCGCTGCAACAAGTGCTGATGTCGGACAAGCTCCGGACCGTAGACGATTATATAACTTTGGTGACAGAGTAGCGGACTTAGCTCCGGAAGAGTCACCTTTTTTCGTCTATCTGAGCAAAGTAGCCAAGGTTCCTACCGACGATTCAGTCTTCAGGTATCTAGAAAACCGTACTAAGATTAACTGGACTTCCAGAAATTTCTATGTTGATGGTGCCCCTACGGGTGCTGTTACCGCTGGAACCAGTTATGCTTTTACTGTAGATGATGCTGCTTCTTCCCCAGCCAGTATTGATTGGCTTGTGAAGGGCATGGTCTTCTCCGTAAATACGGTTGATAGTACAGCAGGATGGAGTCAGTCTATTTTTCGTATTGAGTCGTCTCCTTCAGACAATGGTGCTGATACAAGCTTTACAGGTAAATGTATTGAAGTATCAAACTCCAATGTTACAGGATACGCAACATTAGCAGATAACGACCAATGTCAGGTTATCGGCACCTCATTCGCTGAGGGTTCCGGTGCTCCCGATGTATGGTCTGCAGAAATCGAAGATAACTACGGTTATACCCAGATTTTTAAAACTGCTGCGGAAATGACAGGTACGGCACTAGCTACTAGGTTCAGAGGATACGCTGATGAGTTTCAACGTATTTGGGCTGAAAAACTACGTGAGCATAAAGTAGACATCGAGAGAGCTATGTTATTTGGGCAGAAAGCCCGAGTAACTAGTGTTCAGTATACGGAGGGTATTGTTGGTCACATTGTGAAGAACACTAATCCTACCGTTGATGACTCTGACTTGTCTTTTACCTCTGGCGCAGCTTACTATCGTAGCGTTGCTCAATCAGAACTTACTTACGACAGACTATTGTCTGACTTGGAAGTAATTTTTGACCCAGCACGTGGCGGTAGTGGTGACAGATTGGTTCTTTGCAGTTTACCCGTTGTTTCTTTCTTCAATAAACTAGGGGATGGCAAATTCCTGTACGAGTCTTTACAACCCGGTACTACGAATGTTACGCCTTTCCGCTGGAATTATGAAGAGAAACAGGGGGCGTTCGGACATCGTGTGATGGTTATTGATACCATTCACGGTCGTATGAACTTGGTTAAAGAACCTCTGTTCCGTGGCATTGCCAGTGGCTTTATGCTGATGGCTGATATGAGCAATTGTTCTTACCGTCCATTGGTCGGTAATGGCACTAACCGTGACACCCACGTTATTACTAACGTACAGAACGACGACGAAGACCTTCGGAAAGATATGATTCTGACCGAAGCGGGTCTAGAAGTTACACTTCCAGAAACCCATGCTCTTTACAACGTCGAAAGTCTGTAGGAGGTGAATCATGCGTAGTGACTATATTAGTAAAAGTAGTGGAGCAGGTGGATTCCTTCAGCCTTGGGAACAAATCAAGGCCGCAAGGACTCTAGACGCTGAGAAGGATAGCGGAAAATGCTTTAGGCTAGATTCCGCTGGTGGTGCGTATACAATTACGCTTCCCACAGCTACTACAGGTCTGGATGGGACCAATTACAAGTTCTGGGTAGAAGAACACACACCGACAGGGGCAATTACGATTGCCGCTGGCAGTGCGATTATTTTCGGCAAGGTCAACGAAACTGAAGTTGACACTGGCGACGATGGTCCCGGTTCTTCAGCCGCAACTGGTGTATCCAATGTCATTCTTGGCACTTCGGCACATAAAGGGGATTTTATTGAATTGTCTTTTAGTGCAGGAGCATATTGGATGGAAGGTCAATCAGCTGCCGATGGTGCAGTTACAACATCATAACCCCATAAAGGGTTAACAGTTTTTGTTCACTGTGGGGGTGAGTCGTATAAAGGGCTTACCCCTAAAGAACAAGGTGGCTAGAGGGTTATACTTCTTTCCACCACTAGGTGAAATGCTTACTATGGATAATATTAGTAATTTTGTTAATAATGTATCGCTTGGGAAATCGTCCCAAGTGGTACGAAACTAGAGAGGAATAGTTATGCCGTACGGCGAAGGACAAGCATACAATCAAGAAGAATTCTCAGGTATGTTTGGAGAAAAACAGGGATACGACAATGGGGGCGTTCAAGGGGAGCAGGGTGGCTTAGGTCAGCTTTTAATTATGTTACTTATGAAAATGTTAGGCGGTGGTGGTACCGCAAACGCACAAAACGTACCAGATGCACATCCCGCTGGTTTGATGCCTTCTTTGGGGATGCCACCTGCTCACACGAGAATACCAGCCCAAGGACCGCCAGTACCTCCTGTGATACAAGAGGCGAATAGAGGTTTACAGCCTAGTTTACAGAGAAGACCAGCACCCGGTGGAATGCCACAGAGAATACAACCTATGATGCAACGGGTTCCACAGGTGATGCCGCAAGGTGGAGGTGGTCGTGGTAATCCACTACAGGCTCTTATGGGTCTGCTTGGTGGCGGTCGATGAAAATAGCTGGTATTTGTTCATCACACGGGTACTATAAGGGCGAACATTGCCTTAAGTGCAGGAAGAAAGAAAGTAAAATTTCACCATATGGTTTTGTAAGAAC